GAGCCGCTGCCTGAGCCGCTGCCTGAGCCGCTACAAAGCAAAACGCCACGTTATAACGTGGCACTCAAAATCAACCGTTAATATTCAGAAACCATACATATCGGCAAGATGAATCATGCCGATATGCTAGGGTGAACCTAGCGGGTGAAGCTGTGATCAGCTTACACAATCGCACATTATGCGATTGTGTAAGCTGTAACCCTCGTGAGGGTTACAGTGTGAGGGCTAGACTGTTTCAGGGCTTAGCACAGGCAAAGCTGCAGCTTTTGCGGATTTTTTCAAGATGCTAATTGCATCCTTCAGATGCTGCATAACAACTTGCAATTGATCCATGCTGTAGCTACCTGCGATAACTTCGTCTATGTAGACGCTTTGAATCTCACTTGCATTGAAAGGTCTAACGGTCTTTGGATCGACCAGACCAAGACTTGCCACTTGAGCATTTACACGCTCTAAGTCTTTCGCTTCTTTTTTGGCCTTTGCTTCTTGTTTTTCCTCATCGGTCTTCACTACTTTATCCCATGCTTTCGATGAGTCAATTGACTCATTAAACGCCAAACACCCAGCCTCGATATGAGAGGCCCACATAGCGAGATCATCCGGCGACTGGGCATCAAATTTGACTCCCTTTGGTGCAATATAATATGCCACGCCAGCCGCGCGAATACCACAGGTCAATGCTTCGCTAATGGCGTTATCTTTTTGTGTATTTTTGAGATTTTGCCTTGCATCAAGCAAGGCTGATTTGTTACCGCGAATGTAGGTAGTAATGTCGCTTTTGAAAGCCTCTTTTAAGGCTTCAAGGGTTGCGCCTTTGTCCCCATGGGACAACATGATAATAGTGTTGATTTTTGACATGATAATCCTTGTTAATTGTCACTGAGCACTATTGCCAAGTGACTATGCAACTTAATTTTGCATGGCCTAAGTATAGCGCCTATATTATGTATTTCATACTATATATTAGAGTTTACACTCTAATTGTGCATAGGGTTTCTACTGATATGCTTTACAGCCTATGTCTTATGTCTTATGTCTTATGTCTTATGTCTTATGTCTTATGTCTTATGTCTTATATAAGACCTGCTATCATTACAATAGCACTGACTGCGTATCATAAAATTGTCAGTTTGTCAAGGTATATTTTTGTGGATGACGTATAGGCTTTTGCAGGTTCTGGCATGGATTTTGCGAATCTGGCCCCTTCCCCGGCTGCCAAAAAAATACCAACTTTTTGCTATTAAAATGATAGCGCACACAGACACACCAAAACCAGCTACAATCCGCCAATCATGCTACACATACCCGACGACCTAAAACTTGCGTACCAGAATGGTGACTTGCCCAGTCACGCGATCGCAAAACTGCTAAACGTCCACCCTGTGACCATTCGAAGGCAGTTGCGACGTAACAATAAGTCGTCCACCCTTGCCAAAGTAGACTTGATCCGTATCCGAAACGAATTCAGAGCCTCAAAAGCACACTTGCCAGCCAAAGAACTCACAACCTTGCTCAACGTCTCTTACGCAACCGCAGTCAGAATCAGGAAAAAATATGGAAAACTTGACCCTAATCCCGAACAATTCAACTCGGTATCACCCCCTGAGAGCTAATAAGCTGTCCAATTTAGACCTTGAGCAGGAGATTCTGGAGCAGTATTACGCAGCGAAAGAGTTCTTGCAGAGCTTAGATGTGTACGAGGTACAACCCAACCAAATTGCACAGACCTACGCAGTAGTCACCAACATCCTTAAAGAACTCACTAAAACTCAAACAGACTTGTACTCTGCAGAGCGAGTGAAGGCTATGGAGAATGCTTTGATCGCTACGGTTAAGACTATGCCACAGAGTCAACAAGAGAAATTCTTTACACTATATGAACGAAACCTTGCTAAGTGCTGATTTCACCGCACACCTTGAACGGCTTAAATCTAGGGCACAAGACGAATACAGCCTGTCTAACCTTGACAGCTTCATCTGCAAGTACACTTACTTAGATGGAAACTTGTTCACTTTTGAAAACCACGAATACCAAATACCCTTGTTGAAGGATACGGCGAAAACTCAAATCATAATTAAAGCGGCACAAATCGGGATGAGCGAACTTGCATACAGATGGGCCATAGCCGCAGTATGCACACAAGAGAACTTTACGGCGATTTATACGTTCCCTAGTTCTGGAGACGCTGAAAAAGCAGGCGCTACACGTATCAACCCTATGATACAGAGTTCGCCGGAGGTTAAGAGGCTTGTTGATCCAGAGCTTAACAACTCAGAAATAAAGCGCTTTAATGAGAATAGCTACATTTATTTCAAGGGCACCAGATCAACTACTCAAGCCTTGTCAGTGCCAGCGAACGCTATCATACACGACGAATTTGATGCAAGTGATACTACACAAGCAAGTGTCTACATTAGTCGCTTGCAACATAAGCCACACAAAATACGAAAAATCTTTAGCACACCAACCATTGAGAAGTTTGGCGTGTCCAAAGAAGCAGAAACTGCAAAACGCTTCCGCCACATATCGAAGTGTGAGCATTGTGGACATAGGTACTTGCCAGACTTCTTCAAAGACGTAGTTGTACCTGACTGGACTAACTCAATCAGAGACATCACAAAACGGAACTTGCATGAGACGAACTGGAGGGAAGCATATCTTGCTTGCCCAAAATGCGGGAAGCCACAGCATATGCACCATTCAAGGCAAGAGTTTGTGTGTGAGAACAATGCAGAAGACTTTGAAGCCCACGCTTACTACATATCTCCATTTTCTGCGCCGAACATTATAAGCATACCTTACCTAGTGCAAACTAGCACAAAATTTGCGAGGTATAGTGAGTTCGTAAATCAATCCCTCGGATTGACTGCACAGGAAGAGAACGATGCTATTACTGAAGGTGATTTGGATAAGGCGTTACAACCCTTTCCGTTATACTCCTCATCCTTACACTGTTTAGGCGTAGACATCGGTTTGACGTGCCACGCTACCGTAGGCAGGCTCGATACAGACGGAACAGTCATAGTGGTACATCGCCAACTCATACACTACACAATGCTGGAAGAGACAGTTAGAAAGCTGTCTAGCCAGTACAAAATAGTAGTCTCAGTCTTCGACTCACAACCGTACACTGATCTAATTACACGTATCTGCCGTACAAACCCTAATTCTTGGGGAGCTATATATACAAACCCTAAAAATCCAAGCATCCTTACAGTACAGCAGCAAGAAGCCGACGCTAAAGAGGGGAAAATGGATTTGAGACTTGTTAAGATAAACAGAAACGCAGCCTTTGATGCCACACTTGCTCTTATTAAAGAAGGAAAGCTAAAGGTTGCAAGTCAAGATGACGACGATGACTGGAAAATGCAAATGCAATCTATGAAGCGTATTCAGAAGTTCGATCAGAATAACGAGCTTGTTATGGTTTGGGAGAAGACAGGCGACGAAAATGACCACTACGGTCACAGTTTGGTTTACCTAAACTGTGCGTTGATTCTTAGAGGTACTGCTGGTACAGCAGGGGCTGCTGGGGTCGGTGTGAGGTTAGTCAGCAAATTTCGGTTGAGGAGCTGAATTTTGTGATACAATCCAAATATCTCTTGACGGAGATATTTTTGTGTCAGTAAACCCTGAAACGCACTTCTGCTCGAACTGACCGAGTCCGTCAACGCCTGAAAAGGTGAGGAGTGCGTTTCAGGGTTTCTTTTTTGGAGAAACGTGATGGGTGCTTTTATTGATAGGGTTGGTCAGAAATTTGGGCGATTAACTGTACAAAGTCAAGCTGAAAATTCTGGAGGGTTAGTGAGTTGGCGGTGCGTTTGTGACTGTGGAGGAGAGAAGACAGTCTCTGGAAAGCTTCTCGCTAAAGGACTTACAAAGTCTTGCGGTTGTTTGGCTTTAGAGAACAGACAATCAAGGCTTAAAGACCTGACAGGTAAGACCTTTGAAATGCTGACAGTTTTGGAGAGGGCTCCGCAGAGAGGTGCTACAAACGCTACTAGATGGAAATGTCTGTGCTCTTGTGGAAATGAGACAACGGTTACTGGTGGGAGTTTAGTGTCAGGTGGGGTCAAATCCTGTGGTTGTTTGCTTACTGTGTTAAGGGCAAAAGACCTAACAGGCAAGGTGTTTTCTAGGTTGACTGTATTGGAGAGAGTAGTAAGCCTAGAGGTTTCTAGGCGGCGCGTTATGTGGAAATGCCTATGCTCCTGTGGTAACAGCTCTGTAGTTGACGGAGACCATTTGGCTTCAGGCCATACAAATTCATGTGGTTGCTATATGTTAGATGCCATAAAACTAGCCAATACAAAACACGGTGCCTGTGACACCGTAGAGTATAACACCTGGAGGTCTATGAGGGCCAGATGTTACAGCCCTAATTCTGAAGACTATCCTGATTACGGCGAGCGAGGAATTACAATATGCAAAGAATGGCTTGACAACTTTCCACAGTTTCTGCTTGATATGGGAGAGCGCCCAAATAATACCAGCATTGACAGAGTAGATAACAATTTAGGGTATAGTAAAGAAAATTGCCGGTGGAGTATACCTAAAGACCAAGCCAGAAACCGGAGAAACAATGTCCATATGGTTGTGGACGGAGTTACTATGCTAGCTGTAGATGCAGCCGCTGTGCTTGGGATAAAGCAACAAATGATAAGCAAGTGGCATAAAAAAGGGGTGACTGACGAAGCTATTGTTGAGAGGTGTCGAGCAACCTGAGATGAAAATTTTGTCACCTTCAGAGGGTTGTGATATTATCCGGCAACTTAAACCTTTGGTGGCGCTGTGAACTTCATATCTAAAATCGCAAGTTATTTTGCAGGCGATGGGCAATTACCACCTGTCCCCCCTGTGAAGGCCCCAAATAAGCAGCAAAGTTTAGCAAGCTACAAAACCCAAGTAGCTCGCGCAACTTCGCCCTTACAAAAATCAGACCTGAATCTCAGCCGCACAGATTTACTGGATTTTAGGTCTGGGCAATCTACATGGGAAGTTGTCAGAAACCTTGCAGCATCTTCACCCGACCTAGCAGGCACACTTAACGCTTTCTTGCGAACTGGTATTCCAGAATCCTACACCGTAATTTCGAGAGACCCAGACGGAGCTATAAATGTAGAGGCTACAAAACTTGCTCAAGAGATTCTGCGCCGTATTACCTTCCTTGGAGATCCTACTTTGGGCTACAACAGCTCATCAGACATCCAATCCTTGTCTGAGTCTCTGGGTAAAGAGTTGATTCTCTACGGCTCTGCTGCTTTAGAGCTTGTGTTGAACAAAGCAAGAGTCCCAGCATACTTGAATGCTGTTAGTGTGACTAAGTTGAAGTTCATGGAAGACCCAGATGGGGGAGTCTCGGTCATACAGGAGCTTGGAGGCCAAACGATAAAATTAGACATCCCAACATTCTTCCTAGTCTCTATTGACCAGTCGTTGCTTACGCCATACAGCTCTAGTATGTTTGAGTCTGCCATACAAGCAGTCTTAGCAGACGCAGCTTTTCTCAATGACTTGCGGCGCTCTATGCAACGTGTTATCCAACCACGTTTGATAGCTACCATTATAGAAGATAAGATTAAAGCTTCTACGCCCCCAGATATTCTAAATGATTCTGACAAGCTTGCTGCGTTTTATAACACTCTTATCTCAGAGCTGCAATCTACGATGTCTGGGCTTGCAACTGACGATGCCCTTGTCGGATTTGATTCCGTAGAGTACAGCCTGCTATCCAGCCAAGGGGCTTCTACCAACATCGCAGACACACTCTCTACAGTGCAGAAATTGCTGGAGTCAAAGCTTGCAGCAGGCGCTAAAACCTTGCCAGCAGTCTTGGGCAGGGACGCTAACGGCTCTGCAGCCACCACGAGTTCCATGCTGTTCCTGAAGAATGCAGATGTCATTCGTAGGAAGTTGAATGTCCTGTATTCAAGAGCTTTGACACAAGCTGTTCGCTTACTCGGCCAAGATACTACAGTGGAATTTCGGTTCGACGACCTAGACTTACGCCCACAAGGGGAGCTTGAAGCCTACAAAGCCATGAAGCAGTCCAGAATCCTAGAGCAACTGTCACTAGGACTGATCTCTGACGAAGAGGCTTGCATACAACTCACAGGCAACCTGCCTAGAGAAGGGGCCACACCCTTAGCTGGAACATTCTTCAAGAGCGCAACTTCCACGTCTGCGAACCCCACTTCTCAGACGTCCAACATGGGCAAACAGAATAGTGTGACTGGTAAGCCAGACACGCCTGCGGCCCCCAAAGCAGACGTCAATAGAGACACAATGCTTGCGAATTCTGGTATTCTGTCCTTCACAGGGAAGTACCTGAAAAAGCATTACGACTTGGAAGATACAGACTTTACCATCCCACAAGCTGTAACCCCACAAGACCCGACGCCTCCTCAGCATATCGTAAATTTGACGACACCACTTGCGGTACACATACCTCAACCTATAGTGAACGTAGCTCCTGCACAAGTGACAGTCGAACCCACAACCGTGCACGTAGCCCCTGCCACAGTAAACCTTGCTCCTGCGAATGTGCAGGTAGATGTGCATCCTGTCGCACCAGAGATCAACGTCACAGTCGAACCAACACCGATCACTATGGCCGTATCTCCAACACCTATTACGGTAAAGGTTGCTCCTACACCTGTCACGATCAACAATGACGTAAAGCCGTCAGAAGTCATCGTGAATAACACTCACCCGTCAAAGGCTGTGCAGACTGTACAGCGAGACACCACGGATTAGATTGTCAGCACAACTACCTCGTACGCGACGTAAGCGGTAACCTTGGTTCATCAGCGTCTTCGGCTACTATCAGCTCAAGGAATCATCTGGATCAGCTAATGTCTTTATC